CTATAGATGGGACTGTTGCAACCATATTAATTGATGTAATATAGTCTGCAAAGTACTCAATGTTTCTTCCATAAGGTCCTTTCACTGGTCGACCGTCAAAGTCGTATGAACAAATAATATAAGATGGGATGCCTGCTTTATTTAAATCATCTAATAGTTTTTGTACTCTTTCTTGTTTATTAAATTGAAAGGACGTAACCCATACGACTTTTATTTCCATATCGTATTTGTCGTATATCTTTTTAATCTCTATTAGCATATCATAATATACATCATATGCCCAATGAGATATCCTGTCTTGAAATAGTTCACCGCCAACCATATTAATTTGGCAAGTCTTAACCATTCCAACCATTTTCTTTACATGGTCTTCTACTAATGGTATCTTAGAAAATATACCTTCTCGAGATAATCCAACTGTTGACTTTTTATCATGATGACAAAAGATACAATTCAAGTGGCAGTTCTCAAACAAGGTCAGTTCAATCTCACCTATGTTTGGCCTCTTGGGTTCTAGTATTGCTTTTGTAAAATCAAAGTTTTCCAATTAGCATCTCTTCTTCGTAATACTCTCTTACGTCAGGCACCATGCCTTGTTCGTTATTATTCCAATTAGCATACCAAAGAATGTCGTCATATGTGTTTTGATCCTCAGTGTATGGTTTAAAATAAGGATCGTGTGGCAGTAAATCTCTATCGTTTAAAACCTCGTGAAAATCTTCATTGAAATCTAAAGCTATCCAGTTTGCATAGCATATGGCCACAAAGTATGATTTAGCTGGGTATATCCACTCATCTACCTTCTCGTCAAAATGTCTTACGGCATCATTAACTATAGAATCAGGTCGCCATACGATATCTACTTTATTTAAATCGTCTTTGTGTTCTGTTGCCATCAAATGATATGCTTTAGACCGGGCTTTCCATTCTTGCATAATCTAATAATCCTTTATAACCGTTACAGCTGTTTGTCAAATCAGTAACATATCTATAGTGTTCAGTTAAACATTTACCAAACCAATCGCATGATCTACAAATGTCTGATACGTTTTCTTCTTTTTCTTTCTCAGTCCATTTAATATAATCGTCGTATGAATCTAATTCTAAAAAATATTCATTGTCGTTCTTGTCAAATTCTAATACGGCAAATCTACCGTTAGGTGTGATATAGACATGGTCATCACTAAATGCATTATATAAACCAAGTAAGCAATCAGTAATACGAGCAGAGTTTTCGAAATGAAATTCAAACTGACCAGGATAGTCAATCCATTTCTTTACAAAATCCTCAAAGTCTTTATGACTAACATTCTGTTGATTAGCCTGATTGGTTGAGTATGGTTTTATTTCTACACTCTGTACATTTCTAATCATATTAAATGTGTGGACCATAAAGTCTACGTCCATCTCAATAACCTTTTTAGATGCAAGAACAAGAACTGCTAACTCTTTATTTGCATCCATCATATTATTTAACACATGTTGTTGTTTCTCTCGTGCATCAAAGTCATATGAAACAGATAATGAAATATCATCATCACGAAAAAAATCTGGAAAGGCAGAAAGATTTGTGTTTATATTTATTTCATCATCGTAATATTTACGAATAATATCTTTCATAGCATAGAAATAATCTGGCTTCAATAAACCTATTTCACCACCATACAAATCAATATGGTTTATCTCTGGTATTTCAGATAGTCTTTGATCTAAGACAGCGAGATTGATTTGCTGCCTATCACCTAATTGTTCAGGTGTCAGATAACAAAAGTCACATCTAAAGTTGCAATAGTAAGTCGGGTTGATCGATAGATTCATCGACATACGGCGTCACTCCACTTGGGTCCATTCCATTTAATTCTAAAATACGAGGTGCCATACCTTTCATTTGTTTACAATGAGCTTCTACGGTACCTTCTCGTTTCATATCTCGTACTGTCTTCTTACAACCATTACAAATTTCAAACATAGGACATGTGTAACATGCCATCTTCATAGTTTGTATGTTAGGATCATTTTGCAATGGTGTTTGCATTGGTCCATTCATTTCTTCGTCAAAGTTGATGGGATAGTCAAGATCATCAGCCAATGAACCACATGAATAATAATCACCACCTGGATTGAATGCACGAATTCCTTCGTCACAATTACGGTTTTGTGGACAGGTTGTAAATCCACGTTTTAACCGTCGCATCATTTGTTTTGTGTTAAACTCCCACGGGTGCAGGCCTGCGTCATACACGTCTAGATATAACTGATAGATTTTGCTAAGCCTATATGTAGAACCTTGTACACCTGAGGCCATTGCATAATTGAGTTTACATTCTACATTCATTTCTTTTGCAAGCTTGACATTATCAAGTGCACGATAATCATTCATATCTGTAAGAACTGCAATAAAGTCAGGCCGCTCACCACAATATTTTAACATTGCATCTGATACGGCCCAAAAGTCTTCTTCTGTAAATTCTGTAAAATCACCTTTGAGTCTACCACCACCATATTGGAATGATGTACAAATACCCATACGCGGATGGTTGAATAGATCTACCCACTTCTCAGGCTTTACGTAGAATGGCCATAGGTTTGTAGTAAAGGAAATATATGCAGGATATTCATGCTCATCAAGATGTTCAATGATTTTCCAATAGTAACTCGGATCAACCATCAATGGATCACCGCCATTTATAATCAGTGAGTTTGTATCCGGATAACGCTTTAGAAATCGAAACACATAATCCAAGTCTAACAACCCTGCATTATTAGGGTCGATCGCTGTTGAAGAACAGAAAGAACATTTAAAGTTACATGCCTCGGTAGGCTTTATAATTAAATCCATCCCTTTTCCTTAGCTAGGGTCATCATAAGTGTTTTAGGTGCTGGACATACATCGTCCATCCATCTTAATTGATGGCAATCAGAGTGACAGTATATAAAGACCGGACAGTCATAACATCTCTGATCTCTCTCGTGTAATTCACAAGAAATAATTTCCATACGCTTTGGTGAAGATCTTACTTCTTTTGCAGGTGTATTTATGTGTCCATACCATTCTGTTGGTGCGGCATTCGGGCAGCCCGCGACTGTACCATCGGCATTAATAGTATGAATCTTTTGTTCACAATCTCTACAGAATGTACCATTGAAAAACTGACCGGCATCAAACTTAGCATATACTGAATCAAGGAATCCATTCTCTACTGGATGATCCTTAGTTGTTTCATGCATCAACATCCACCACTTATCAAGGTCTTTATTGTGTGGAAATATATCTGGATTGAGTTCGGCATTACCATTATGAGTAAGACGTTCATATGAGATCTCAGATATACCGAGCGAATGCATATAGTCAGCTATTTCTAATGGATCCATTTTTACCATGTCAGCTGTGACCGATATAAAACACTTCAGCCTTATACCATACTCAACTAATGTTCGAACATTAAATTCCCATAATTCTCTTTGCCTTTGATTTGCAAATCTAATATTAGGATCCCATGATGTAGCAACATTACCGCCGTCAATACACTCGTCAAAGAATTGTATATGTTCAGGCTTCAACTTAAATACTAGATTAGTTGTAATACCATGAGTACATCTTTTACCCCAATGTGATTTTGTAATATCATAAAATTCCATGATATCTTTCATGGGTGCAAGCATAGGCTCTCCACCATGATATTCAAGGTGGATTAAGTTATCTCCTGTATCTAGTTGATTACACCAATCGGCTGTCTTAGCTGCGTCAAAATATATTTTACGACCTTTAGTTCCAGAAGTAAAACAATGAGAGCAATTAAGATTGCACGTCTCCGTCGTTTTCACGTACGCGATCAAGTGTTTCTGTGTCGCTAATGCCATGGGAAGCTATTAGTGCCCTTTCATAATTCAAAGCTTTGTGTTCAGTACCAGCAGGTATAGACAATTTATCTCCGACCTGGAGTATCACTTCCATGCCGTCTACCCACATAGATTTTTGTCCTGCTTTACATTCGATGATAACATCGACTGGATCTGTATGTTGTTCAAATGTCGGACCAAATTTAGGATTATAGAATAAATGGATCGTTCGGTCGTCAAACTTCCAATACTTTTCCATTTGTTCTATTTTGATTGTTACTTTACCAACCGCTATATATTCTGCCATGAGTGCACAATATGCATAATACTCGGTAGGTTCTATATAATGTTGTAATCCATTCTCATCGATTATTGAAACATCATGCTCATAATAACATTGCCCCGACATTAGGAATTCTTCGAATTGCTCAAATGTCATTTTATTTCCCTTATAGATAGTACTGTTATTTATAATGAGGTTCAAATGATACACAACGCTTGGGCTACACCAATTGAACACAAAAAGTCACATGTTGAAGGTTTATTAGATTATATACTCACATATTCTGACACTTCTAAGATCAATTATAACATACTTGATGAAGATAGTAAACCTATTAATTTATTAAAACAAATAGCTTATGATAATTTTAAAAGCTATATCAATAGATGTTATGGTGTAGATATTGACACGTACCATACCGAAATAAAAGGATGGCTTATATCACCAAAAGACGGATATGTACACCCATTCCATAATCATATGGGTGCAATGTTTTCTTCTGTGTTTTATGTATTGGCCGAAGAAAATGATTCAGGCGGTGAAATTAGATTCCATGATCCAAGACATAATGCAAATCGTGGATATGATGAAAACTTTGCAAAACACTTTGAAGATAAAGTGATATTGCCTAAAACAGATGATGTTGTTATATTTCCCTCATTTTTATATCATTCGGTAAATCCTTTTTACTCAGGATTACGTATTGCATTACCATTAGATATTATGCTTATTAGGAGAAAAGATTAATGAAAGACATGTGGATGATGTGGGATCGCATGGAAGAAAATAATGTAGATGAATATAATTACATCGCAGAACAATATCCATTAATAGATGCAGTAATTGGTCAAGGAAATAAAAGTAAAAAAGACCAAATGAGACGTAGTCAAATTAGATGGGTAAAAGACGATCTCATAAAAAATAAAATGATGGAATATGCCAAAGTTGCTAATAGAGCTCTATGGAATTTTGATATTAATTATATGGAAGATGTACAGCATACTCGATATCATCATGAGGATCATGGCCATTATGATTGGCACGTTGATATATTTTGGGATAATAAGCTAACTTTATATGATAGAAAAATATCTGTAATTATTCAATTAACAGATGGCGATGAATATGAAGGCGGAGACTTTCTTATTGATCCACAATATGTTCAACCACCCAAAGATTTAATGAGAAAGAAAGGTACAGTCTTTGCATTCCCATCTTTTATAAGGCATAAAGTGGAACCTGTAACAGCAGGAACACGAAAATCTTTTGTAACTTGGATAGAAGGGCCAGCTTTTAGATAAAAAAATTAATATAAATAGAGTAAATAAACTCTATAGGATATTAAAATGGCCATTCCAACAACAAGAGATACTTATATCGACTATTGCAAAAGAGCACTAGGCGATCCTGTAATAGAAATAAATGTAGACGAAGATCAGATAGATGATCGAGTAGATCAAGCTTTAGAGTATTACAGAGAATATCACAACGATTCAATGTTACGTACTTATATTAAGCATCAGTTAACAGCAACTGATATTACAAATAAGTATATAGCCATGCCAGCAAATGTCCTACAAGTTAAGAGAGTCTTGCCATTTATGATCTCTAGCCAAGGGTCAACCATGTTTGACGTTAAGTATCAATTGATGCTTCATGACATTACAAACATGACATCATTCCTTGGAGACGTTGGATATTTTAGTCAGATACAACAATATACACAATTGTTAGATATGACATTAAATGGTCATCCTCAACACGATTATTCATATCATCAGCAACGGGTTTATATTCACGGTGATTTCGAAGATGAAACACTCAAAGAAAATAAATACGTTGTAATTGAAGCTTTAATAAAAATAGATGAAGCAGCACATAATAGTGTATGGAATGACAAATGGTTAAAGCTATATGGCACTCAGTTGATAAAACAACAATGGGGGTCAAACTTAATGAAGTTCTCAGGAATGCAACTTCCTGGCGGTGTCACAATGAACGGCGATGCTATATATGAAGCGGCAACTCAAGAAATTTTACGATTGCAAGAGGAGTTAAGACTAGAACACGAAGACCCAGTATCGTTTTTCATAGGATAAGAATATGCGAAATCTTTATTTCAGTGCTGGTGCAAGGTCTGAACAGAATTTATATGAAGATTTAATTATAGAGTCCATTAAAATATATGGACAAGACTTATATTATTTGCCACGTGATTTAGTGAATGTTGACGATGTTTTCAGAGAAGATCCTGTATCAAAATTTAATTCTAATTATTTGTTAGAAATGTATGTAGACAACATCGATGGCTTCGATGGTGAAGGAGATCTATTTACAAAATTTGGTGTTGAAATAAGAGACCAAGTTACATTTACTGTTGCTAAGCGTAGATGGCAACAAACCGTTATGAGATATGATAATGAGATTCAAGGTATTCGTCCTCTCGAGGGCGATTTAGTTTTTACGCCATTCTCAAAGAAAATATTTCAAATCATGCATGTTGAGCATGAGCAACCTTTTTATCAATTAAATAACCTACCAGTATTTAAATTACAATGCGAATTATTCGAATACAATGATGAAGACTTTGATGTTAATAATGATGCCATTACACAACTAGAACAAGACGCAGCATTTAGATATGAGTTAACACTCACGCAGGGTATTACTGCGGCAGCTAAAGTGGAGCTTGATTAATGTCTCATAGATGGAAAAGATTACGTCGAGTTAGTGTAACAAGTCCTGGTGATCAATATACTGAAAAACCTGCGGTAACCATTTCACCGCCAGCTGCTCCTAAGCAAGAAGCTCAGGGAACGGCGGCTCTAAACGTAAATGGTACAGTAAATTCTGTTAATCTAGATAGTGGTGGTAATTTTTATTCAACGCCTCCAGCTGTTACTTTAAGTGCACCAGATTCTGGTGGTGTACAAGCAACAGGTACTGCACAAATTTCGAATGGTGAAGTTACAGGCGTTACGATTACAAATCCAGGTTCAGGTTATTCGACAACTCCTACAGTTACAATTGCAAAGTCTACTGATCCTAAAACAGACTTTGCGGCTGCAGTAACATTAGAATTTGACTCGGCAACAGGTACAGTTACAAAAGTAAACGTTTCAGACAGCGGCAACTTCTATGATTCAGATAATCCACCTGTCGTTACTATCGATCCTCCATTTCCAAGTACTAATTTTGAGCGTGGTGAAGATGTAACGATTCAAGCCGATGCTAATGGAGCAGTTGTAAGTGGTGAGGTTGGTAATTTTATAGAAAGTAGTCAAACACTATCTTTAATTCACACAGCAAATGATGACGGTACTTTTGTTGAGCCAAGTTCAGGACTTACAATTACAGGTTCTAACTCAGGTGCTAGTCGTAAAATTACAAAGGTCACAAGACCTGAGATCGCTGGAGATGTATCAGACGAGTTTAACGAAGAAACACAAGATTTCTTAGATTTTTCAGAATCAAATCCATTTGGTGAACCAGAAGTTGCAAGCATAGTTCAAGAAGAAGCTGCGGCCGCAGTCGTTGCATCTGCGCCAGCAACTCAAATGACTGTTCGAGGTGCTAGTAGCGATCCTGCATTTGTATTTCCTAAAACATATAAGATTATTGCAAATGGTGTATCATATCAGTTTGTTGCTGATGAAGATGATAAAAACTATATTGAAGGTGTAAGAGATTTAAATATACCTGGATTTGCCGTAAGTACACATAGTACAGATAGTGTTACTGATGCAATACAAGTGACATATACGCCTCAAACGGCTGGAGATACTTTAACATTAGCAGGTGATGGATTTATACATTTAGGTATTCCTGAAGGCAATTATGAATTAAATCCATCTAGTGAAACAGCTCCAACTAGTTCAGCTCTACAACCAGGCGATAGTGCAGCACCACGACTGGGTGATAGTGTCGATGCTGGATTTATGACTGATGTGGCATTTTCTACTCAAGTTTCTAGGTCTGCTACATCTATGGTATGGGATAGTGCAGCTACAAACTTCGGTACTAGTATCGGTTCTATTAGTTATATCAGAAACTACCCACTTGTTTTATCCGATGTACCTGGACTTTCAGACCCATCTAATATAGTATTTGGTGAAAATGGTCGAAGAGCATACTATACGAATTTAAATTATGCTGATTCAAGTGCAATAGTATACGGTGCTAAACTAGAATCACCATATGATATATCTTCTATATCAGACGGTGATGAAGAAAGAGCAGACTTAAGTACAGTATTTGCCAGATCTTTTTATTCAAATGCAGATTCAGATCAATTCTATGGTGGTCAGAGATTAAGTGCGGTTGCGTTTAATCCACACGGTACTAAGATGTATGTTGTTGAAGCTGATAGAGATATATTAAATCAGTTTAACTTATCTGATTCATGGGATATTACAACAGCAACTTACGAAAAAGGCCTTGTTGGTTCAGTTCCATATGGATATACAGTTGCTCAAAATAATGTAACAGTTAATTCAAGTGCTAATTTAAATAATACCTATTCTATGGAATGGTATGATAGCGGTCGTAAGATGGCGGTTGGTAAACTAGGAGTTAATGGACCAGTAGACGAATTAACTTTTACTACTCCATATGATATTGGCACTCTTAGCTCTCGAACATATCATACAAATAATATACCAGATTCATCTGGCTATGTAAATCAATTTGAATATAAACTTGCATTTACTGCAGGTTCTATGTTTAACCATGACGGTACAAGACGTTATTTCTTGCATAACCAATTCTCAGATTCTGATTATGATAGTTCATCATCAGGTTATGGTAATGGTCTAAATGGTTGGAGAAAAACTCTATTAAGAACAGATCTATCATCTCCTTATGATTTATCAACTATGAGTTATCATAGCCAAATAGAATTAACAAATAGAGCAGACTCAGGTGCACCTACTAAGATGGGCATCAGAGGTGCATTTGGTATGCATCCTGACGGATCTAAAATATATGTACTGACTAATACTATGGAAGATATTCCAGTAGATAGTGGTTGGACAGGTACATCACAATTTAATATTGTTGAATTTGGCACATCTGGAGATAGTGCTGGTTCATCTTTTATTACGCATCCAGATATTTCAGTCAAGCCTATGGTACAAGCAGACAGTGCTGATGCATGGGCCGAAGCTTATATGGCTAATTCTTCATTAACAGCCTGGAAACAAATCACACAGGCTGATCCGAATAGCCCACATTATGTTACACCTCCACCACCTGTGAGTAGTTCAGTTCCATATAGTATTTCGTTGATTGATAGTGAAGGTGCTTATACACAATTAAAATACACATATTATGAAAGCCAAGTTCCAGTTCCAACTAATTTTACGTTTACTGGTGATGGTAATTATTTGTATATGTCAGGTAATGATTTACTAATTCAATACGGCCCATTAAATACTCCGTACGATATAGAAACTACTGCAAGTAATACAACTGCTATTACATGGGGAGTGAATGGCAGTGGTTGGGATCATCATTCAAATATGGGTTTTATAGAACCTTATAAAGATACTGTATCATCATATCAAAATTATAGTGGTGGACATGGCTTTTATTCTCCACATAAAATACATCCGAATAATATTAATAATATTGATGCAATGCAAAATTTTCCAAGGTATCATCAACAAACAACTCCTGGAGCATTTAGCACTCAAAGTACAAATAATGCACAGACTATATCATATCATTTTGATGATTTAGATCTTGTTTTAGATAGCGACGTCGATGCTCGTGATATTAGAGGATGCATAAGATGGTTAGGAAATAGCGGCGCTTATTTCGGACTATTCTCTAAAGGCTATGGTTCATCTAAAGGAGCACAATTAGCAGTCTGGTCACAACCGGGTGATAAGTATTCGGCTGATGGATATTATAGTTATGGTACTAACAACACAACTTATCCTAACAAATATGTTGCACCTGGTTGGGCAGCTAATTATGTGGGTGGTAAAGATCTAAAAGGATTAATCAATAACTATCACGGTATTAATGAAAGCAATTTTAGTGATTTTGAAATGAATGACTATGGTAATAAAGTATGGTTATTAAGTAGAAGTTCAAGATGGTTATATGAATTAACTTTGACTACTCCATATAATCCAAAAACTGCTACTTATAACGGTACACGATTTGCTGTAACAAAATTTAATATTCCGACGAGTTTACATTGGAACGAATCGAGAGGAAGTTTATTTATTGGCGGTGATGGTGTTAAAATTAATGGATCATATACTACTCAGAATGGTATCGTAGAATATAAATTAGAAAATACAAACTATGTGCCATTGCAATATACACCTGGTACATTGTCAAACAAAGTTATATCTGGTGATGTTGGTGAAAGACCATCGCAATATTCTAGTAGTTATATTGCACCTTTTATGTCTTTGCAGCCTGATAGAATTCAATTTCATGACAATGGTACTAAATTATTTTTAACAAATTCAAACTTTGTTGAAGCTCATTACTATAATTTAGCTGATTCATATGACATTACGTCAGCCGTATTAGATTCTAGTATGAGTATTAAAAACGGTACTGAAGCTACAAATGCGTTTACAGTTGGATCAACTGATTATTCAGGTAGACGAGGTACTTCTGATTTAATGTTTAATGATTCAGGTACTGAAGTAACGGTTCATCAATCGACTTCAACAAATCCATCATATGCTTATTGGACAACATTTTATTTAGATTCAGCATTTGATCTAAATTCTATAAACAATACTACTCCATTACAAACACAAATAAGCACGCATAATAATGGAGGATTGCAACAATGGTTGCAGAATACTCACAATACTTATATTGGACAATTTGTTAAGCATTCAAGATTTGCGGATAATGGTAATAAACTAATATGGTATGATCCTGGTTATACCGATAATATGTTAATATACAATTTACCTGAACCATATAATGTTCATTCAATAGAAAATTGGTATGGCGAAAGTGCAGATTTATTTTCTCTAAGAAATTGGGATTCTGGATCTTGGAGAGATTATTCAATAACAAAAGGTGCAAGTGCTACTGCATTCTTTGATTTTGATTTTAATGATTCTGGTACAAGAATGTGGGCAACTGATTACGGTTCAGGTAACTATAATAGATTAATATGGCAATTTGATTTAAATACAGCTTGGGATTTACAAACTGTCGATTCAGCATCTTGGGAATTAATTTACTTCCCAGATTCTGGTGATAATCATATTAGTACAACTGACCTAGGAGGTATTGCAACTACACCTAATGGTATGTTGTATACAGGTGCTCAAAATAAAGTTGACTCTGCAGGTAATACGATTATGGGTAACATAATATTTGGTTGGGATCTTACTAAAGATAGTAATAATAGACCTTACATATTCCCTGCTGATAGTGATAACTCATACTTTAGATCATCGGCTACACATCTTATCTCTACTGTTGAAACCGGATTATTATATTCTAATGACCCACGTACAGCGAGTACAGGTAACGTATTTGCATTAGCAATTAACGAAGGTATACTAGCTGATAGTAGTGATAGTAGTTATACAGCTGATAGTGCATACATAGTTTCAATTGCACAAGACGATCTATACGGCGGTGGTTATGGTAATGCATTTCAATTGCAAGCTGGTGTTAGTATAGCCTGGGGTGGAGATAGAGCAGTCGTGTGGGGCGGCTTCGGTGGTAATACACCTGGAGAAAAAATAGACTATTTTAGTATACCAACTCCTGGTAATGCTTCAGTTTTTGGTAATGTTCATCGACAAGTAGATGGATTTGGACCAGGTAAACGTGGCGGTGTTTGTGTATCTGATAAGACATACGGTGTATATGCTGGAGGTAATAGCGAGCATAATTATAATGGAACTGATCAAATAGACTATATTACATTTGCGACGATTGGTAATTCTTCTGATTTTGGTTCTCTAACTACCAAAAGAGAAAACGTACCGGCCGGTGCGTCAGACGGAACAACAGGATATATCACAGGTGGTCAACAAAGTGTATCACCATGGGCAGAAATGACTAGTACAGATACAATCACAATTGCTACTCCAGGTAATGCAGCTGCAAGTTCATTTACTTTAGCTACTGGTGCACGTTATACATCAGGTGCAAATGATGAAACGAGAATGATAATAGCAGGTGGATACACTGCTAACAATAATAATAATAGTTTAATTCAGTATTTCACATTTTCTACGCCTGGAACATCTACTACATTTGGTAATTTATCAGATAATAGAGCTTATGCTACAGCCACTTCAGATAAAACTCATGCACTTATTGCAGGTGGTTACGAAAATGTCTCTTCTTTAAATTTAGCAACTACTGATGTTATTACTATTCAAACGACAGGCAATGCTACTAACTTTGGAAATTTAAATAGAGTAAATAGAGCAATGGGAGCTTCGTCAAATGGCACATACGCAACTTTTGGTGGTGGTTTTGGATCACCTCATATAGTAGATATAGATCGATTTAATTTTAGTAGTGCAGCTACAGCAACTGATCATGGTGATTTAATAAATGCTGGAGAACAACCTGGTGCTTGTTCAGGTAATGCGGCTTAAGGAATAAAAGATGGCAATTAAGAGACCTAAATTAAAATTTCTAAGAGGTAACACATACGTTATTGACCAGAGTGATTCTAGTAATGCAGGTCATCCTTTGAGATTTACTGCTGATAGTGGAGCAACCGAATATACCCATGGTGTTACAATTACTGGTACACCTGGCCAGGCCGGAGCTACAGTTACATTTAATGTACCTGATAGTGCACCTACTAATATTATGTATTATTGTAGTACACATGGTTTAGGAATGGGAAATCATTTAAAGACAATAAATGATCCTAATTATGTACCATCATATTGGGGTGGTGATAGAGCCATTTACGCTGGTGGTTATGGAGGAAGTCTACGCAGAAATGATATATCTTATTTAAATATGACTACAACTAATAATTCTCAAGATTTTGGTGATCTAACTATAGGGAGAAATAATTTAGCCGCTGCATCAAGTGGAACAAAAGTTCTCATTATGGGTGGCCAAACAGGAAGTACTACAATTAATGATACTAATAATGCAGTAGATTATATTACAGTTGCAACACCAGGCAATGCCATAGACTTTGGCGAGCTTGATACTTTAACTTATGGAGGTAATGGTTGTGGTAATACATCAAGAGCTTTTCATATGATGGGTTATCAATATGGTGTTACTCCACCTACAGTAGATACTATACAGTACTTTACACCAGATACACCCGGAAACTCTATTGATTTTGGAGATGTATCAGGAGGAAGAGGTAGATACGGAGCAGCCTGTAATAGTGCTACAAGAGCATTAACTGGAGGAGCAGATACTACTGGACTATTCCCACAAAATAGAATAGAATACATAACAATAGACACTCCAGGAAATAGTACAAACTTTGGTAATTTAGCTTCTAATAGTCAAGAACCTAACTCAACTAGTGATGAAACAAGAGGATTATGGATGGGCGGTTATGAAGGCTCACAACCTGGTACAGATAGAATACAATATATTACAATGGATACAACAGGCAATTCAACAGATTTTGGTAACTTAACTAATAATAGTTACAATAGAGGTAGTGATCAAGCTACATCTAATAATGTTAGAGGACTTTTATGGGGAACTGGTACAAATGGAGTTACTAATCAATATATTATAATACAGACAACAGGAAATGCTACTGACTTAAGTGAAATAACAGAAACTAACCATTTGAATGGAACAGCTGGATCAGGATATGCAGCGTAGGGAATAAGATATGGCAACGAATAGACCTAAATTAAAATTTTTAAGAGGATCGACGTATACGTTTGATGTGAGTAATGCCGATTTAGCTACTCATCCTTTTAAGTTTACAGCAGATAGTGGTTCTACGGAATATACGAATGGCGTAACTTTAACAGGAACTCAAGGTCAAGCAGGCGCAGAAATTACATTTGTTGTACCAAATAATGCTCCTACAAATCTCAATTATTATTGTGGTACTCACGGTATGGGTATGGGCAATCATATCTTTATTCCACCATTAACATTTATACCTGAAAGCGATGGTAGTTTCTTATCATCAGCTTATAGAAGTCATTATAATGTAACTGCAGCCTCAGGAACTTTATATACAGGTAGTAACGGAACAGTATATTTTATGGCAGTTGATGAGGGTGTACCTCCAACTAATGAAGATAGTAATTCTTTCTTTACTGATAGTGATATAACAATTAGTATAGATAGCGATTATCTCTATGGCGGTGGCCATGGTGATGTGTTTAATATTCAAACTACACTGACATGGGGTGGAGCAAGAGGACTAAGATTAGGTGGATACCCCAATAACTTTGGAAATTTACCGAATTCTAGACCTACTAATATAATCGATTATTGGTCTATGGCAGTTGGTGGTAATGCTACAGACTTTGGCGATATGACTCAAACTAATTATAGTCTCACATCTTCATCTAGTGGTACTAGGGTAGTCAGTGCTGGTGGTTGGACTCACGGTACCAATAACTATGGATCAGGTACTAGAGTAAACACAATAGAATACATAACACCATCTGTTTTAGGTAATGGTACAGATTTTGGTGATTTATTGAATAAAGGATCAGGCGGAACATCAGCTAGTGATGGTAATCGTATGGTTATAATGGCATTTCCTAATGTAGAGTCAGCGGGTGGTTATGGCAGTGACTTAGAACAAGGTACAAGAGTAGAAACGATACTTATGGCTACTCCTGGTAATTCTACAGATTTTACAGATTTAGCTAGGCCAGTAGCAATGGCCGGAGCATGGAATGATAAAACTAGAGTTGTTATAGGTGGCGGTGCGCATAACGCTTATAAGCCTTTTAACCAAGCTGATGGTACTGCAAATAACTCAACAGCCAGTAGATGGTATCAATATTTTGCAATAGCAACAGGAGCTGGTGCCGCTACGTTTGGTGAAATGACAGCTACAGATCCGACATATGCTTATCATATTGGACGAAAAAATTATGCAGCGGGTGGTGATACTACTAGAGCAATATTTGGAGGTGGTGAAGAACATTCTTCAGCAGCTACTCCATTTCTTTTAGCATATACAAATGTTATTGAATACATAACAATACAAACTACAGGTAATGGTACAGATTTTGGAGACCTAAATGATATAGGTATGCATAGTTCGGCGACTGCTAATGATGGAACAAGTACACACTTTATTGGTGGTAGAGAGGCTTCTTATTCAATGGTTCAATTAACTACTATTAATAAAGTTGTTGTTCAAACTCCAGGAAATGCTTATGATTTTGGAGATTTAACATTAAAGACAATGGATGCTGGTGGTGCATCAGGCAATGCAGCTTAAGGAATAAGAGATGGCAATAGAAAGACCAAAATTAAAATTACATCGAGGTAGCACTTACGTATTTGATGTAAGTGATCCTAGCTTAGCATCACATCCATTAAAATTTACAAGTGACAGTGGTACAAGTGAATATACTAATGGAGTGACAGCTGCTGGTAATTCTGGTTCTGCAAATGCTACAGTTACTTTTGCTGTACCTATTGATGCTCCGAGTAATCTAATGTATTATTGCGGTACTCATGGAATCGGTATGGGTAATAAAGTAAAAATAATAGATGATCCTAATGCGGTTTATTATTGGAATGGTAGCGAGACTGATTGGAATGGAAATGGACAGTCTTTATCAGCTCTGCTTCCAAATAATCCAACTACAGGAACATCAATAGACTTATCGACTAATCTACAGTCGCCTAATGAATGGTATCCTGGTGCACCTTCTGGTCCATTTAAATTTTCACCAGATGGAAAGTATTTTGTTGCAACTCCATATCAAAGTCCTGTAATCCGTATTTTTACATTAGCTACACCTTTTGATCTTACTAGTGGTAGTACTGCAATAACTAGTTATACTCGAACTGGTGCACAGGCACCTTATGACATGCACATTAACGAAGATGGTACTAAATTATATGAAGGAAGATATGATGCAATAAATGAATATACTCTTTCAACTCCTTGGGATGCAAGTACCATATCACTTACACATTCTCTAGATACGACAAGTGGAAATGGTCAAATGGGTCAAATGGGATCCACTACTATTAATGGTATATCTGGTGTACATTTATCACCTGATGGTACTAAGCTTATTACAACTTCTCAAAATCATAGTAGAATTTTTATACACAATTTAAACACACCATGGTCACTTAGCAGCATAGATACTGGGAGTTCGAAGCAATGGATTACTACTGACGCTAGTCTTTGGATAAGGGGTATAGTTGTTAGTGCTGATGGTAAAACATTTGTGTATCAAGAAACAAACAAGGCCACAGGGGTTGTTGAAAAAATTTCATGGATGAGTTTTGCGACGCCATTTGTATTTGCTACAACAAATGTAGGTGGTCAAATTATAACAACCGATGATGATGGTATGGGTTTTGATATAGCGGCTGACGGTAGTGGCATATTCTACGGATCACTCAGTGATGATAAGATATGGAAATTTAGCTAGGAAATAAAAAATGGCAATTAAAAATAAAAGATTAAAGTTATTAAGAGGTTCCACTTACACTTTTGATGTAAGCGATCCTAGCTTATCAACTCATCCATTAAAATTCACAGCTGATAGTGGTGCTACAGAATACACAGATGGCATTACGTTAACCGGAACACAAGGTCAATCTGGTGCATCAATTAGTTTTGTTGTGCCTGCAAATGCACCTAATAATCTAAATTATTATTGCGGCACTCATGGATTGAGAATGGGTAATCACATTTTAATTCCTGCTGTCGCCGGAGGAGGCGGCGGAGGCGGAGGCGGTGGAGGCGTAGCTGCTAACGGATTTATAGTAAGAAATAACTTCACAGGAATGTCAAATGAGAGATTCTATAGCATCGGTACTGATACTAGTAACAATTTTTATGCAACAGGTTACGATGCAGTTGATGATAATATACTGATAGCCAAATATAATTCATCGGGTACATTCCAGTGGGCACGTAAACATGCCAATGCAGGCAACGGGCCAGATAGGATATTTGGTAGCCATGTAGATACTTCGGGAAATGTTATCACTGGGGGATATACATACAGTCACAGTGGTGGATCACCGTATCCAACATTAATAACAAAATATCAACCTGACGGAACAGAGGTTTACACAAAAGTCTTCACTGATGGCGGAACTAGTAGCTGGATAGGACAAGCTACAGCTATTGATAGCAATGACAATTTTTACATAACTGGGAGAGGCGGTTCATATAGCTCAGCAAATAATAATGATTATACTTTTGTAGCAAAATTAAATTCTGCAGGTGCAATTGTATGGATTCAAAAATTAGATCATACAGGTCAGCAATCAAACGGTAGAGCTATTGCAATTGATAGCAACAATGATGTTATTGTAGCAGGAGCAATACACGAACAAATAACAGGCGGTGGATACTCATCTGGGTTTGTTGTAAAATTGTCAGGAACAGATGGTAGTATTATTTGGCAAAAAATATTGAATGATGATGTTCAAGCAAACGGATATCACAGTGACTCTTTTTATGCTGTTACAGTAGATAGCAATGATGATGTTTATACAACTGGATGGAATAATTTTGAATATTTAAATACATATTATACGCCAGTAGTAAAACTTTCAGGAACAGATGGCAGTGTAACTTGGCAAAGACGTCATTTAACAACTAATGGCTCTACAGGTATTTCAGCAATTGGCACCGATGTATATGTTGTAACAGATGACAACACGATTCTAATTTATAATACTTCAGGCACATTAACTGGAGAATGGGAAGTAACAGCAACAGGATCAGGATCGTACTATACAGAAGACGTAAAACCAGATCAAAATGGAAATGCTGTGATAGTTGGAATGTATTTTGATGGTAGTAGCGGAGTAGAACCATTTTTTGCTGTATTACCAGCAACTATAATTGCAGGAACATCGGATAACTTTGTGTTAACAGCTGGCACACTTGGAGATGTTGCAGGAACTTTGGCAACAAATGCATTCACTACAATGTCAAGTAATGCAGCAAGTAACGTAACAGTATCTAATGCAAGTAATATGGCATCATCTACGCAAGCAAGTGATGGTAATGTGATTACACCAATTACGGGTGGTACTGATTGGTCGGGTGGTGTTATTTTATCTCAATTGCCAGCAAATTCTAGTGGATTAAGTAGTGATTTTGCAGATGATGGTAGAATAGCAACTAATGGAACATATACGGTTGTTGGCGATCCACGAATGAATATAGGAAACATAAATCAACCAGGTTGGGCATGGATTTATAGAAATTCAGACGGTAAAGAGATGGCATCTTTCAATAGTATTTTAGATGGTCATGCTCCTAATGATTCTCAATTATATTCTAGAAACGGTAATGGCGCATATGCGTCTAGTAAATATCATAAAATGTATTTTGGTCAGCGTGTTGCTATTAATGATACATATGCTTTTGTTACAGCACCCATATCATATTCATCAGGTGAAAGTAACTGGGGTAACGGACAAGATGGTAGCGGATTCTACGGTAATGGAAATAATGCTTATGTAAGTGTAATTAGACTAAGTGATATGACCCATGTTAGAACAATAAAAATGATGTCTACAATGTATGCTTCTGGACCGTCGTATGTTGCAGGAGGTACAAATTGGGGAGGTAGTGGAATAGCAGCTACTAATGATTGGTTAGCGATAGGCGCGAGTCATGCTGATGTAGGTTCTGGAGCCAACAGCGACTATAATCAAGGTTCAATAGAAGTATTCGATATTACAGATTCTGATCCAGCAAATTGGACTAGTACTAGAGTAGACAATATGATTACTACATATGGTCAAGGTACATATTATAGTAATTATTTTAATTTTGGTTATGGAGTAGCTATTGAAGGAAATAAACTTGCATCTAATTTTAAAACACTACTTCAAACACATTCATATAATGGAACTAATTGGGTTTCAGGCGTAAATAATACTAATGCATTTCCAAATGGAAATAGTGGTCCTAATAATTTATTTATTAAAAATAGTAAAGTTTATGCTAGCAGAACTACTGGCAGTCCCAATTATAACGCCTATATTGAGGTTAGAGATTTTGCTACGCTTACATTACAATCAAGTACACAAATAACTGAAGGTAATGCATATCCAGGATATGACTTGCAATTTGATGATAGCGATCATATTTTTACAAACGATGGTGGTTATAACGATGGTAATGCTAATGCTGGTCGTATAATGGCTTATACGTTAGATAGCTCAACACACGTAACTAATTTTGATACACAATCATTACAAGGTCAAGCTTCGACAGATAATTATTACGGTAGTACTTTTGCTGTTAGTAAAGGCTGGTTAATCTCTAAAGAAAACAATCCGACTACTAGTCCAGCCACAGAATATGTAACAATTAGAAATTATAGAAGTGCATTACTTCCACCTCCTTCTACAGTACCATGGGGTGGTAATAGAGCATTAAGAGCTGGACGCAGGGGATCTGGTTCGGCTGGTCTGTCCGTTGCATTAGACTATTGGAATATTAGTGTTACTGGTAACGCTTCTGATTTTGGAGATTGTCAAGCCAGCAGTTCTAGTTCTACAAATAATGATCATTCTGCTTCAAACGGAACTAGAGCTCTTGTATCTAGAAATGGAAGTGATGGTGATGTTAATAATGCGATTGGGGGATCATACGACTATTTCACTGTCGCAGTGCCTGGAAATTCTTCAACCTTTGGTAATGCTTTGGAAATTGCTAGAAGTGGTGCTGGACTTGGTGATGGTACTTATGCAGTTTTTGCGGGCGGTTATATTTCTTACGGCCCTACTGGTACTGGTTATCGTGACGACATAGATTATTTTACTATTGCAACAACAGGTAACGCTACAAGTTTTGGTTCTCTTCAAAATGTTAAAGGTTTTCAGAGTGGCGCAGGTAATGCTACACGAGGCACAATATGGGGTGGTCAGGTACAGGATCCAGGGCCCACTTACTATTATGACGACGCGATAGAATATATTACAATAGCTAGCCCTGGAAATTCTTCTAGCTTTGGTAATATGTCAGAAGGAAGTATGCGTGGTTCAGCTGCTTCAGATGAGACAAGAGCTGTCTGTCAATTGGGTAATGCAGGGCCTAATTATGCTAATCAAGCTGCGTCTAATAAACTAGAATACATAACTGTTGCTACTACAGGTAATACCACAGATTTTGGTGATATAAATCCCGATAATGCTAATTCTGTGTGGATGGCAGGAGCATGTGAGAATGAAACAAGAATATGTTTTTCTGGCGGTCGCACCGAGGCCTCAGGCACTCTAGTTAATGCATATAGTAATCAAATTCAATATATCACTACGCAAACAACAGGTAATGCAACAGACTTTGGTGATCTACTAACTGGTATAGATCAAGGTTTTTCTTCTTCAGGAAATGCCGCATAAATAGTATATTATAAACACTAAGGATTTATTATGAGTGAAGTCGTTAAGAAAACGGAAAATACAGAATTAAAAGCAACTGACCCAGTAACATTTGGTATTACTCCTGTCTCTAAGAGTAAGATCAATCCGCAGGCTGTTGCAATTGTAAATGAATATTTGCCTGAACTAGATGAGAAAACTAAATTCTTTGATAGGAATAATTCTCAATCTACTTTGGCAATGATGAGTCTTACAATGCTCAATGGTCATTCACCTATGAGAATAATGAGACAAGTGTTGGCAGAAACTGAAAAACGTAAGATGGCATTGGCTGAAGCTCAGGTGAGTCATGCCAAAGCATTAAAGAATATTGAGAAGTTACAAGATAAACTATTCAATGATCCTGATAATAATGTTGTAAGTGCTAAATTACGTGCAGCTTATGTTGGCATAGAAATGATGGAAAGTAAAATAAATGGTTCTTTTAAAGATATTGCTACTCTAATTAATGCATATAATAATTTAAAAGAAGCTCATGGCGTGGAAGATTGGTCAGAAGAGGAGTTTGAAGAATCTGAGAAAAGGCATCACGTAAGACGTGGATTTGAATTGATGTATCGTAATCTAATGGATGGCGGACGTGCAAGTACGGCTACTATAGAATATATGCAACAGTACGGTGTACATCCTCAAGTAGGACTTACAGAAGTACAAGGATATATTAAGGTTGTAAGTGATATGATCAATAGTAAACAGATACCGCATTCGAATCACCTTGAAGATTTTTTAGATGAAATGGCTGACAAATATTATAAAGAAACAGATAAGACTACTCAAAGGATTTTTGGTAAAGATAATATTATTAGTCCAGAGATTATGAGTATCATAAACAAATAGGATAAGAAATGTTCGGTCCACACTTTTATCATCAGAAGGTTAGAAAATGCGTAGCCGCATTTGGTTCACTATTTACTAATTTATATGTAATTCGTAAGGATTCAGCTGGTAGTGTTATTAGTACAGTACGAGTACCGCTGGCATATGCTCCTCGTGATAAGTATATCGAACGTATTCAAGGTCTTCAAGATATACAACGAGATGAGGCTGTTGCACTCAAACTACCTCGGATGTCTTTTGAGATTACTTCATACATTTATGATGATACAAGGCAGCTACAAAAGTTAAATAAAACATTTCATAATAATACTATTGATGATCATGGTTCTAAGAAAGATATAGTTACAAGATCTGTACCCTACAATATAACTTTCTCTCTTACCATATATGCAAAAGCACAAGATGATGCTTTACAAGTAGTAGAACAGATTTTACCATTCTTCAGTCCACAATATACGTTGACTATGAAGCCGTTTAGCGAATATCAAGATCTATTAGAAGATATACCAATTACTTTACAAGGTGTTTCTTATCTTTCTGATTTTGAAGGTGCATTACAAGATAGAAGTGTATTACAATATGTTTTAGATTTTGAAATGAAAACAGCTTTTTATGGACCAATCGATAAAGGTAAAAACGTTATACAGAGATCTATTGTTAATTATGATTTAGATGAAACAGATTCAGCAGGATTTTCATTTAGTGTACATTATCGACCGAAGTTTTTTAGTAGAACGCCCGATGATCCATTATTCCCGGGTTATAATACTATTTACTATGGTGATAGCGATTTATAGGTGAGTTATGGATAGTGATAAGATTGCAAATGACTATGAATATTCTCGACAA